GTTCAGTGGGCTAAAACTGTTCAAGAAGAAAATAATAATTTAAGACAGAAATTAAACACATTAGACCAAGGATATTTAAATGAATTTGAAAGCCGTGTTACAAGTCAGATTGCACAAACTAAAAAAGTTATGGCAGAAGCTCACGAAGCTGGTGATATGGAGAAAGTCGCAGAAGCCCAAAGTATCCTCGCCAAGCTTGCCGTCCAAGAAGAAGAACTTGGTAAACAAAAAAGGAGGCAAGAAGTCTCGCAACAAGAGGTAGCTCAACAAGCACAACAGCCTGTGCAACAACAGCCTCAAGCTCAACCAAAAGCACCAGATATAAAAAATGACACCAATCTACAGGGTTGGATGCAAAAAAATAATTGGTTTATGAAAGACACAATACTTACAAATGCCGCACAAGGTGTTCATCAACAGTTAGTTGCTGAAGGCTTTTACCCAGATGATAATGGTTTTATGGGTCAAGATTATTACAATGAACTTGACAAGCGGTTAAAGAGTTACTTCCCAAATCGAGAAGAATTTGGAGATGTGAAACAGGAGCAAAAGTCAAACGTCCAAGCTGTAACTCCTGCGTCCAATACTGGACGGTCTGTAAAATCTGGACGGAAAAAGAGCGTAGAACTTACAAAGGGTCAAGTCGCACTTGCTAAAAAGCTGAATATACCTTTAGAAAAATATGCTCAAGAAGTAATGAAAATAGAGAGTAGGAGATCTTAATGTCTGATCGCACAAACCGAGAAACAGCAACTCGTGAAAAAACTGAACGTGTAGCAGAGTGGAAGCCTCCCTCAACTCTTGAAGCTCCTGAAGCACCAATAGGATATAAACATAGGTGGATAAGAGAAAGCGTCATGGATTATGATGATAGAAATAACGTCCATAAAAAAAGACGAGAAGGATGGGAACTTGTTCGTGCAAGCGATCATCCTGAATTTGACGCACCTGTAATTGATGAGGGTAAGAACGCTGGCTGTATTGGAGTCGGTGGGCTTATTTTAGCAAGAATACCTGAAGAGATAGCAGATCAGCGGAACGCACACTATAATAGAGTGGCTCAAAATCAAATGGAAGCTGTGGATCGTGATTGGATGAGTGAAAACAATCCAGCGATGCCAAAGCAAAAACCACAACGTAAATCCTCTGTGACCTTTGGTTCCCAAAGGCCAGATAAATCTTAATATAAGGAGATATAAAGATGGCAAATAAAGATGCCGCTTTTGGTATGCGTCCTGTGAAAATGATAGGTGGAGCACCTTACACAGGAGGCCAAAGCCGATATCGAATTGCTGCTAACTATGACACTGCAATTTTTCAAGGTGACATGGTAGCTCAAGTTACTGGAGGCGGTATAGAAGTACACGCTGACGGTGGCACAGTTCCGATTGTTGGTGTATTCAATGGTTGCCAATATACTGACCCTACTACAGGTGAGCAGAAATTTAGCAACTTTTACCCTGCAAGCACAAATGCTTCAGATATCATTGCTTTTGTAATTGATGACCCTATGGTTGTTTTTGAAATTCAATGTAATGCTGCATTTCCTGTTGCGGATTTGTTTGGTAATTTTGATATTGTTTATACAAGTGCTGGAAGTACGACTACTGGTATTTCAGGTGCAGAGTTAAATGTAAGTGATGGTGCAACCACCGCTACTTTATCTTTAAAGTGTATTGACATATCAGAAGACCCTGAAAACTCAGACGTTGCGTCTGATGCGACTAATGTTCTGGTTGTGATTCAAAATCACATCTTTGGACAAAAGTCCGCTGGCCTAGCATAAGGAAGGATTGAGATATGGCAATTTCAAGAGCACAACTCGCTAAAGAGTTAGAACCTGGCCTTAATGCACTTTTTGGCATGGAATATGATCGTTACGAAAACGAACACGCAGAGATCTATGATACTGAATCTTCAGACAGAGCGTTTGAAGAAGAGGTAATGCTCTCTGGTTTTGGTAACGCTCCAACTAAATCAGAAGGTGCTGGAGTCCAGTTCGATTCAGCAAGTGAAGCATATACTGCAAGGTATACTCACGAAACTATTGCTTTGGCATTTAGTTTGACTGAAGAAGCAATCGAAGACAATCTATATGATCGGCTTGGAGCACGTTATACAAAAGCTCTTGCACGTTCTATGGCTCACACAAAGCAAGTAAAAGCTGCAGCTACGCTTAATAATGCGTTTAGCTCATCTTTCACTGGCGGTGACGGCAAAGAACTTTGTGCAACTGACCACCCATTAACAGGTGGTGGAACTTTTAGAAACGAGCCTTCAACTGCAGCAGACTTAAATGAGACTTCTCTTGAGAACGCTCTCATTGATATTGCAGCATTTGTTGACGAGCGAAACATGATTGTTGCTATGCGTGGTATGAAGTTGATCGTTCCACCAGCACTTCAGTTTGTTGCAGATCGTTTATTAGAGTCAACTCTAAGACCAGGAACAGCAGACAATGATGTAAACGCTCATAGAAATATGGGTATGTTACCTGATGGTTATACAATTAACCATTTCTTAACAGATACTGATGCGTTTTTCATCAAGACTGATGCTCCTAATGGTTTTAAAATGTTTGAAAGAGCACCATTAGCTACAAACATGGAAGCTGATTTTGATACAGGAAACATGAGGTTTAAGGCTCGTGAGCGTTATTCTTTTGGTTTCTCTGATCCTCGTTGTGTATTTGGTTCCCCAGGAGCTTAATATACAATAAAATTTATTTTATTAGAGGGCGGCTAAAGTCGCCCTTTATTTTTTTAAATTACTTGTTATAATAACTTTATCCCTGACAGTCGCATGGTGTGACTGACATTTGCCAAGACAGGAGGTTTATTATGGCTAATACAACTTTTTCAGGTCCAGTAAGATCTAAAGGTGGTTTTAATGTAATTAATGAAAACAGCACTACTGGTGCTATTACAGAAACTGGCTTTTCCGTAAATTCAACTGGTCAATTAATTTCATTAGGAACAAGAAAAATTCAAACATTTGCAATAAGTTTAGCTGATACTAATGCAGCAGACACAACTTATGGAGATAATGATGTTCTTGTAGAAATAGGTGAATTAAATACAGATCACCCAGACGCTCTCGTAACAGCGACCAAATTCTTTATTCATAAAGTAGTGCTTGGTGTTACAACTGCGGCTGCTAGTGATGCTAATTCATTAGCTAACTTACAATTAAGTGCAACTTCAGGTACAGCAACTAATACTGCTATATCTTCAGGCACAGAGATTGTAGGTGCTGGTGTTGCATCATTTAATCCAAGGATTTCTGCTACCGATTCCGTAACTGAAGTTGACATTGATCTTGATGCCACTGCTGGCACTTTTCATGTGTTTGCACCTAATATAAGTGCAGCTATAGCAAGTAAACACTTGTACATGGGTGCAGGTTCTACTTGTGATACCGCATTAACAGCTTTTAGAGGCACTCTCGAAATAGAGTACTCAGTTTATTAATCATAGGGGGAGAAATCCCCCTTTTAAATAAGGAGATGTAAATGGCTGATGCGGTAACAAGTCAAACGATACAAGATGGTGTCAAGAATGTTGTAATGAAATTTACCAATATTAGTGATGGTACAGGAGAAAGTGCTGTTGCTAAAGTTGATGTAAGTGCTTTGAGTGCAGGACCAAACGGAGAAACTTGCACAGGTGTTACCATAGAAAAGATATGGTGGCAGTGTATAGGTATGAAAGTTAGTATATTTTTTGATGCTACTTCAAATGTTTTTGTGATGCAGTTAGGTGAAAATCAATCTGGTCATCACGATTATTCAGCGTTTGGTGGTCTACCAAATAACGCTGGCAGTGGTAAAACAGGAGATATACTGTTTACAACAGTTGGTCATTCTAGTGCTGATACTTACAGCATAATACTATCTATGCGTAAAAATTATGGTTAATTAGATGGCTAGGAAACGAGACAAACAGCCACCTAAAACAAAAAAATACTTTCGATCCACTAAAAGTGGAGCAGGTATGACTAAGGCTGGTGTTGCTCGTTATAGGAGAGATAACCCTGGATCTAAATTAAAAACAGCAGTTACTGGTAAAGTAAAAAAAGGTAGTAAAGCTGCAAATAGACGTAAATCATATTG